ATAAATGGCGAAGGTGCCGGGATTCGAACCCGGAACGACGGTTTTGGAGACCGTAATGATACCATTTCACTACACCGACAAAAACTGGTCGGGAATGTAGGATTCGAACCTACGACCCCCTGCTCCCAAAGCAGGTGCGCTACCCAGACTGCGCTAATCCCCGAATTCTTTAATTACTTTGGCTGTTCATTTTCACCAAGCGCAGGTTCCGCAGCTGGTTCCACTGCATTTGCTGTAGCAAGTGCTTCATCGGCTGCTGGGCCCGCTGCTTCTATAACGGATGGTGCTTCTGTGCTAGGCGCACATGCCGCAGTAAGTGCTACAACTGCCGCTGCCATAAAAGTCTTGATGTTCATATTATTTTCCTTTGTTGAAAATGGAGCCCCCGACAGGACTCAAACCTGCATGTAATTCAGTTAACCTTTCCACTGGTTCGTAGCCAGAGGGTATACGGAGGCATTGGAGCGGATAGTGAGACTCAAACTCACCTCTTTAGCTTGGAAGGCTAAGGCACAATCTCTATACCATACCCGCATAATATTATTTATAGTGGCGACTCGGACGGGACTTGAACCCGCAACTTCCAGCGTGACAGGCTGGTGCTCTAACCAGTTGAACTACCGAGCCAAATAGAGTATGCATATATAACATATGCATTTTGATCCTAGACAGATTAAACATCTAACTGATTCAGTCGATGATGTTCTAATTAAGACCTTATTGAATACTGCCAAAGAAGCAAAGTCTTCTCAAGCCACAGTGGGAAGTGTGGTTGATGACAGCTATGTTGCTGTTCACAATACTGACATCTGCACAGCCAACTTTGTAGATTATAACAACTTTGCTGATAATGTTGAACTACTTGTAATGCGCTGCAAGGAGCTTGTAGAGCATCACTATAGCGTGGAATGTGTGTCACATTCCATTGACTTTCTTCACTATCCAGACGGAACTCACTATTGGCCGCATATAGATGGTCAATACATAGACGGTACATTTGTTCGCAGAAGTGATATCAATCGTGACATAACTTGCGTAGTGTATCTAAATGATGACTATCAAGGTGGCGAAGTATATTTTCCATTCTTTGACATTGAGAAGAAGCCTAATACGGGCGACATATTAATGTATCCTGGTAGTTGGCAATATCTTCACGGCGTCAAGAAAGTAGAAGGTGTTCGTTACGCAATAGTAGTTTGGTTCCATACAAGTCCTGAAATGTATCAGGATGAGGAAATTAAACATCATCACATAATGAGAACACTCACTCATTAATGGTGGGCCAGTGAGGTATCGATCCTCCCCCGGTAACGGACGAGATTTACAGTCTCGCTGCTAGAGCCACTAGCTTTACCGACCCAAAAATGGTAGTCCCTGGTGGATTCGAACCACCGACGCTCTCTAATCTGGAGACGATGCTGGATATAAGCCAGGTGTTTTACCGCTAAACTAAGGGACCGAAACTGGTGCTCCCGAACGGATTCGAACCGCTGACACTCGGTTCTTCAAACCGATGCTCTACCAACTGAGCTACAGGAGCATATAATGGTGCGGGTAGAGGGACTCGAACCCCCACGGTTGCCCGTCTGGACCTAAACCAGGTGCGTCTACCAATTTCGCCATACCCGCAAACTTGAGCGACCACCTAAGTGTGCCTTGAACGAATACGTCCGGACGCTTCGTTCTTCCTTTTCAGGTTCAGCATAGGTGGTCTAACTTGGTGGAGAATAACGGGATCGAACCGTTGACATCCAGCTTGCAAAGCTGGCGCTCTACCATCTGAGCTAATTCCCCAAAACTTATTAGAAGAACACACAAGATATAGAATAGTGTTGGCGCACTACCGTTCGCTACTCGCCAAAGTAACCGAACCGCCGATTGGGCTAAAACCGTCTAATGTGTTCATCTAATAAGTCTTTGTGAAGCATGAGATTACTGCTTCTAATTGAGTGCCTTTGGTCATTACCGAGTCCCTTGCGAGGATCGTTCTACCGTTATCCACTAAAGTCCTTTCGGATTCTCTAGTATCACTCAGTGCTGCCTTTTTTGAGGTCTGGCGTTTGACCTATCATGCTACGCTATTCGTCCCTCAATCTTCCGTTTGCCTTGCGAGCAATTCGGTTCCGCTAAGAACCTACGTCTTCAATCCGAACAATCACATCATCCTTGCGGGAATCCGTGAACCCAATTCACTTCCGTGTCAGGTATTAAGCACCTTTCACATAGCACTGGAGCAGACTTTCGCTTTTGTTATACAAACCAGGAATTGAACCTAGATCGACAGTTTAAGAGACTGTTGTCTTACCATTAGACAATTTGCGAACCTACCAAGAAGTGCTGCTCCAGCAGATCCATATCTTGTTAGATACGGAATACTACACTCCTCATGTCTTTTACCTTGCGGGCTACTCAACGGCACTTCTAGTTTCCCCTCATCGGTTCTACTATTGTGCTACCGCTTTGCCTTTCCTTGCTAGGTCAGACTTAGCGATTACCCATTAGTTTTCAGCATTCGCGAGTTTGGTTCGATACAGCTAGACCACCACAGTCTATTAGAACTCACCGACTGGCTCTGTTCGTATCCTTTCGGACTTATATCACTCACTTACTGCCTACCGCCATTCTACTGACGGGAGATGCTTTCGGTAATGCCGAGACATCTCTAACTTGGGCTTGCATAGATGAACCATTACTGGCGCAGTTACGTAGGAGTCCCTGCTTTGGCCGCATTACTGCGGTTATTCTAACGAGGCTATGCCCCCAATTCTTATTCTCTACTTATACACCACTTTATGGTGTTTGTAAATACTTTTTTGAAAAATATTTACGAGAAACTAGGCCCGGGATATTTTACAAGCATACGGGCGGCGCTTGCCGTTTTGTTTACAACGTATAATCTGTTAGGGTATATACGTTGGTTCAGCAGACGGTACTGCTTATCTGGTTGCAGGAGTCGGACTTGAACCGACGACCTTCTGGTTATGAGCCAGACGAGCTACCACTGCTCCACCCTGCGTCAAACTGGCTCCCTAAGATGGATTCGAACCACCGACCAATTGATTAACAGTCAACTGCGCTACCGCTGCGCCATTAGGGAATATAAGCACCTCACGTCTTGGTGCTTACGTCAAACATTCTCGACAGACTCCATACACCATACGGTATGCGAGTAGTTTGACTATAAAATGGTGCCCCCACGACGACTCGAACGCCGGACCTGATGATTACAAATCAACTGCTCTACCAACTGAGCTATAAGGGCAAGACTTATTAGAAGAACACACAAGATATAAAAAGGTGTTGGCGCACCAATCGTTCGCTATCCGCCAAGATAACCGATCCGCCACCTCAATAGGCTAAGATCGTCTAATGTATTCATCTAATAAGTCTTGTGTGGGGAGCCGAAGCTCCCCGACACAAACTTTTTTCTAACGATGTCAAAGAACAGAACTAATATATATACTGTTTTACCGAAAATGTCAAGAACTTTTTTAATTATTTTCGAAAAACTTTGGGGTGAATGAAGGGGATCGAACCCTCGACATGCGGCACCACAAGCCACCGCTCTACCACTGAGCTACACTCACCATAATACCGATGAAGGTTCAAACGATGTATGCATCCATCTCCCTACTCGACGTATTCTCCCACTCGGTAAAACATGGGCGCTTACTTTTGGCGGAGTTGCCAATCGCGCAAAACAGAATACCAACTGCGATCGACCATTACCGTATTCTCGACTCCATAAACTTGGCGGAAGGTGTGGGAGTCGAACCCACTCAACCATTTCTGGTTGACGCATTAGCAGTGCGTTGCATTACCGTCCTGCCCACCTTCCGTTTATATTACTTGACGTTCACAATACCCTTGAAGTCATAAGGAACGATAATCGTAGAAACCTTACCTTCTTTGACTGCCTCTGCAATCGTTACAAGAGCGGTTGCTTCCATGTATTTGGTAGCGCCAGCGTTAGCATTCAATGCAGCAATACGTTCTGCTTCCAACTTCGCGGTACGAACTTCAACCAGCTTCTGCTTTTCAGCATTTTGTGCCTGCACCAGTTGGTTAGCAGACGCTACGATGTTGGCAGCTGGCTTGACCTGACGAACGAGAACCTGTGACACATCAATCTGGCCGTCAAGTTTTTCGGCAACGAGGCTGGCAATAATTTCCTGACGAATCAACACTTCCATCTCGGCGCGATTATCAGCCATCTTCAAAGATTCGTAACGACGAGCAACCTTGTATGCAGCGTTACGGCCGAGCTGGCGAATGTAGTTATACATCAACAGCGTATCACCTTCTTCGGTATCAGCGTGGAAACCACGGTTCTTTTCTACATAGATTTCAGCCGCGCTAGTCGGATTGATTGAATAAATCACTGACATATCGAAGTCGGCAACAGTTGAGTTGTCGCTGGCAAGAGGAGTCAAGTCAACGATATCAACCTGAACATCCTTCGTCGGGAAAGTAAGAACTTCACCAAAAATAGTCTGATTGATAGAACCTGGCTGTAGTTCAGTGGTTTCAATGGTCTTGTCGAACGAACGACGGACACCAACTTCACCTGTTTCAATTCGGGTACAGGCAGCGGTACCAACCAGAAGAAGCGACAGGGCGGAAATCTTAGCAACACGATTCATAATAATTTTATTCCTTAGAAAATCAAAACAATTGCCGTAACAACGACCATCGCTGCTACAGAACACACTATACTATAGGCGAACAACTTTGTCAAGCCTAATTTTTCAGATTTAGTCATTTTTCTGAACATATCAATACCGACAATAAATCCAAACAGGATAAACATGAAGGCAACAATCATTTTACTCATAACAAGACTTTCTGTGTTGGTAGCCCGAACGGGTTTCGATCCCGCTTCTCTGCCTTGAAAGGGCAGTGTCCTAGCCACTAGACGACCGGGCCATTTGGAGCGGGGGAGCGGATTCGAACCGCCGACCGTCTCGTTGGCAACGAGATGCTCTACCACTGAGCTACACCCGCATTGTGGAGTCACGAGCCGGATTCGAACCGGCGGCTTTACGGATTTGCAATCCGTTGCATTGGACCACTCTGCCATCGTGACATGGTACCAGCAGGTGGTAACGCTCCACCCGAACCAACCTTATGAGAGTCGGTCGAACACTTGTTCTACTGGTGTGGTGCGAGTGACAGGGTTCGAACCTGTGACCTAACGATTATCGGTCGTTTGCTCTACCAACTGAGCTACACTCGCAAATATGGTGGACACTCTGGGGTTCGAACCCAGGACCTACAGGTTAAAAGCCCGTTGCTCTACCTACTGAGCTAAGTGTCCGTGAAATGGTAGACGATGTAGGATTCGAACCTACGACCTAAGGATTAAGAGTCCCGCGCTCTACCGACTGAGCTAATCGTCCATTAAACTTTAACCGATGTAGATCCGATGACGTTCGGAATCTACAGATGCACCAACTACACGATGTTCTATGTAGTAGGCATCGATAAACTGATCACCGTCACGAGTATACACACCGTAGGCAGTCCGAGCTTCTTCCTCAGAAGCATACACACCTAACAACAGCGAACCGTGGAGATCAAACTCACCTAACAACGCAAAAACTTCCATAACGAATCACTTTCTCTCTGACTATATTCTCATAATAACAGATTCGCAGAGAATGTCAAGCATTATATTTGGTGCGCCCGGCAGGACTCGAACCCGCAACCAAACCGTTATGAGCGGTCGGCTCTACCATTGAGCTACAGGCGCAAACTGTTATTCAGCAAGCCACTGCTTGAGGGCGCCAAACTTTATGTCGAAGCACCACTCTAGGCGCTCGGCACCATAAAACTTGTATGCATCGGCCTCATCTTCGGCATCTGCAATGATTTCTACGGCGCGAACCTTGTCGCAATTACAAAGCAGCATGGTTTCTGCCACGCGCTCCTTGAACTTCTCAAGGTTAGCCGTCTGACGAATGGCATCTTCGTCAATCTGCACCGAAAGTTTCTCAACCAGATTTTTGAAATCTGCATCAAAATTCTCGATAGACGCAAAAGTAATGCCACGAGGGCGAAAACCATACACATCCTTGTGTAGGTCAGAATAAATGTCGCCATCTCGACTATCGGTGGCGACATTTATTTCAGCAAGCGTAAGCATTTCGAATCACCTTCTCATCAACTACTCTTTCTTTATAGCTGATTCGCAGGTAAATGTCAAGCGATAAATTTTATACGCCAATCGCATTTCGATATGTGTCAAGAATCATATCTTCTTCTTGACGGATATGCGCTTCCTTTTTACGTAGGCGAATAATCTGGCGAGTTGCCTTAGCATCGTAACCCTCACCCTTCAATTCAGAATAGACTTCCTTGCGGTCAATCTTCTTTGCATCAATTTCGGCTTCGATAGTCTCAATACGTTCAATAAAAAGACGATACTTATCAATTGCAATAATGTCACTCATTATATAACCTTTCTAGAAATGGATGCCCCGTCAGGTCTCGAACCTGAACTCTTCGGAATCAAAATCCGACGTGTTGCCAATTACACCACGGGGCATTGGTAGGGATGATGGGACTCGAACCCACACTGGAAGGATTTTAAGTCCTCTGTCTCTGCCATTGGACTACATCCCCAAACTGGAGGAAGCGGTGGGATTCGAACCCACGGTACCTTGCGGTACGACAGTTTTCAAGACTGTAGGTTTCAACCACTCACCCACGCTTCCTATAAAAAACTTCTAACAATGTCAAAGAACAGAATACTATATATAACAGTTTTTGACATTTATCAAGAGTTTTTTAAAAATTATCTGGTTTATATGGGTCGTAAAATCTTCCCCATAACCAACCAGATGGTAGAATGAACGTGACTGGGTCTACCAGATGTGTTTTACCCGACGGCTCTACACACCACGCTCTTCTACGTTGTCTCGCTCTCATCGCTATCAGATTGCGAGTTTCCCATGTTTGGCGTCTGCCATACATAGGATTATTTTCGTTTCTCCTAGTTCCTCGCATTTTGCGACGAATTTTGGCCTTTGTTTCTTCTTTCAAACCACCCCAATTAGGGTTGTTGCTTCCACTTAACGCTAGAGCAATCTTTCGTTTATGCTCTGTTGTTAAAGCCGGTATCTTCTTTCTACTGACTTTATCACGAAATGTCAAGCCTTTTCCTAAAGAATTTACTTTATCTCTGATATATTCGATATTAGAGTTTTGAAGTAGAAGTTCTCTCGGCTTAGGTACCTGTTCAGGATTTTTGACTAACCAGATTTCGCTCTTGTGCTTAAAAAGGAAGTATCTCACGTATACCCCTATCAAGTAGCGTTAGACCATGTTCTCTATCAATATACTTGTATTGAACGTCCACTGGACCAAAATCGCTTAGTGCTAGAAATACATCTTCAATGTTTAATTTCGAACAGGTGTAAACATCCAGTTGCATCAATGCAGGATGCACTTCATCCCACACATGCATAGCAATATGGCTGGTTTCGATAATTGTTACGGCTGTTAGTCCTTGATTGCCTACCATATCGGAATACACGGCATATGGACCCATAAGTATCTTCATATCAATCTTAGCGACCAAAAGTTTCATCCAGTCCTGGATTGCTTCTACGCATTTAGGTGGATTTTTTAATTCTGCACGAATGATTAGATGCTTATGTTCCAGAATTGCGCCCATCAAAGTATCTCCGTTTGAAAGTTCGAGAACAGCTATTTATTAGTGTTACAAACCCCAAGGTTTTTTCACACCCCATGTCACTGGAATATATTGCTCTCTTACGAATAATTTTTTTATTCTTCGGAGATACTCTCGGACTTTTTTGATGCCCTCTTCTTCTTAACCTCTGGCTTTTTCCAACCAACAAGAAAGGTCTCAAGAACATCTGCCAGAGAAGGATAAAGTTCAAGTAACTTTTGATCCTTTACCGAGTCAAGCAATACTGCTTCGTTCTGGTGAACTCCTTGGCAAATCTGCATCCAGATTTCTTCGCGGCGCCACTGAGGCACGTTCGATGCACTGCCACCTGGTAGCAAAGTCAAAATACGACGGAACTCTTGTGTGATATTGGTATCTCCCATATCAACAGGAAGTTCTTCGTTCTTGGTGGGAGTTCTACCTTCTGGAAGATTGACTGGACCTTGTTCATATCCTACACCCCATGCAACAAACCGCATAAAAATAGAATTGCCAGTAGAAACTGCACGAACTCTTTCACGCAACTCGTCTGCGGTTTTTGCTTCGGTTGCCCAATTCAGGGCTTGGTCCAATTGTCTAAATTTTTTAGGCTGTAATCGTGTTGCCATTTTCAATTCTCTTTCTCAATTCGCTTGTGCTAAAGCCATGCCTACGAGAGTTGTAGTATGTTTCAATTCCCAATTCATGACCAGTAAAAGGTTTACCGTAATACTCTTCACCGATGATGCGAACATCCCAGTCGTAGCATTGTAGTATATTTAGCAAGTCCTGCTCGGTCGTATATGGAATAATCTGATCGACATACTTACAACCCTCTACCTGAATATAACGTTCAACCAGAGATTGAACGGGCTTATTCTTCTCAGGGCGGTCAATCGTGGGGTCAGTCTGTAGAGCAACTACGAGACGGTCACACTGTTCCTTAGCTTCCTGTAGCATAAGAACATGGCCCGCGTGAAACAGGTCAAAGCAACTGGCGGTGATGCCAACTCTCTCGTCGGAATTATTAAAATTCATCGATTAAATCAATCATCTGTTTCATGCGGTTGGCAATGAAGTAGTTCAGGAGACCACTACGGTCGCCACCTTGCTGCTTCTCGTAGCTATCGATAATAGCTTCCTTGATATCTTCTGGAATACGTGACAAGTCTACAAGTTCACGATTACGCTGGAAGTTGCGCCACATTTCATCACTGGTGATGAAGTCTTCGGGTTTCTGAGTCTTCCACTCTGCAACTTTGTCTTTTCTCATGGGACGCTGGCGTGAACCAGTGACAAACGTATCATCGTCTGATAGAATGTTGGGAACACCATCACCCTTATCACCCATAATGATATGTTCCATAAGAACCGCTTCGGGTGTATCAGTCAACTTGACAAACTTCTTTTGCACAGGCGCATACTGCTTGACGTTTGACCACTTCTGCAACTGATTGAAGTCGTGGTCACCAGAGAGAACCAAAAATGGCTCTGCACTGGGCAGAAGGCCATCAGTGTTCGAAGTCTGGCTATATTCAGCCAATGCACCGATTACATCATCTGCTTCTGCGCCATCGACATCAATAACAGGATAAGGGAAGTGTTCTGACAATTCTGCACGAACCTGGTGCAGGGCTTCGAAGATAGAATTCCAATCAAAGCCGCTATCTGCACGGTTCTTCTTACGATTAGCTTTGTAGTTAGGGAAGAACTGGCGGCGCCAGTAGTGGCGATTGTCACATGCAATAACAATCTCACCAAATTCTGCACCGAACTTGCGCTTATATGAACGGATTGAATTGATAATCATGTGACGGATTAGAGGCACATTGACTTCTACATCACGCCGACCACCAAGTTCTGCCATCATATTACTAATTGCGACCTGATTAAAATCTACTACTATCATTCGCTTTCATCCTTCTTGGCTCTAGTTAAGACTTCGCGAATGTCATCCAACAGATTTATTTCTGGACAATGGACGCCAGCTTGACGCATAAACATACCCTGTATCATAACAGCAATAACCGCGGCGTCACCATTAATATTGTCATCCAGCTTACCCAGCTTTTTGTCGGCGGCTCTTAGGATACCGTTCATACAAGCGGCGGCAAAAGCCTCTGAGTCCTGATATGCAGCATATTCTGTTGCACCCTCAAGAAAATAATTAAGAGATTCCAAATCTTCTTTTGTGGGTGGTGCCACACGTGGTCGAAGATATGTTACGTTATCATTATCTGACATTAAAAGACTTTCAAAATTAGAGTTGTTGCCGTGAGTCGCGGGCGCACATTCGCATTCTTACTTCTAACAGAAGAATACCATTTTGTCAAGTCTTTTTTGGCAGTAGCAGAAAATGCAGGGACCTGTTCTTCTGGCTTTCGAAGCAACTTGCAACTGGACATAGCCTCTTCGTAGCCTACAAGTGACGCACCCTTCACAGTGATGCCGCCGCCGACGGGACTGAAATATCTGGAAATCTTACGTGTCTTGGTATCGAACGTCCAGACTTCACTACAGTTAAGAAGGCTGATAGGGTCAACACTCTTACCGAACTTAGCGTCCTCGGCGAGGAACTTCAAGCCACGAATCAACTTGGTCTTATCTTTGGGCTTCTTCTTGCGAACCTTAGCTACCTGCTTACTGATATATGACTTCTTAAGGTCATTGATGTAGCCTTCAATAAGCTGGACAACCTTTTTAATGATTGTGATGCCAGAGAACGGAAACGAATCTACAAATTCTATCTGTTCTTCGGTAAGTGTCTTGCGGTCAGTCCGACGAAGTTCTAGGACCTCTGAGAATTCTGCCAGAAGAGGCTGCAATTTATCTACACATGCCGCGTATTGCTTGTCGGACATCTTGTATGGCATCAAAATTTGCCCCATGGTCTTAGGGTCTTCACCGATGATGAGATTTTCGATTTCATCATTGACATCTGATACGATGAAGGTAGAAGCCAGCTTGACTGGCTTGACTACCTTTACTACAGGTGCAGCAACGGGTTCATCTTCGTCGGACTTTGTGCGCTTACCTACTACCTCTTGTACCTTTTCCCAGATGCGGTTCTGGTGAACCTCACTGACGGGGAAACCTCGCATGGCAATACGAGCGGTATTGGCATAGGTGCGCGGCAGAAACTTGTCAGGTACCTGACCAAGAGCCTTTAGCTTCTCTTTGTCACTCTTGAACCAATCTACCAAAAATGCGCGACAATCTTTGGTTTCGGCAACATAATTATACCAGTTCAAGGCATTGCCGTATTCTCGTTGATAGTTGGCTGGTTCATAACCATCTGCCCAGACAGGCTCGGTGCCAACAAACTTCGATTCTGCAATGGGTACCTTAAGTTTATACATAATCACTCCTTGTCAATATATCTCACTATACGATATATTAAGGTATTTGTCAACCCTCAAATTTCACTGAAATTACAGAGTCATAACGAAAGGAACGCCAAGCATTCTTTTCTAGGTCCCATACGGCCAGCGAATCAGTAGAACCTTTTTTCTGAATCGATTCTTCAAGGTCAGTCTGCGCGGGAAGCACTGATTCCTGAAGAGTGCACCGCATAATACGTTCATCGCCATTCTGTTTGGTAAAAGTAACAGTGCCTACCTTAGCACGGAGGCTGCTCTTAAGGTCTTCACGCATAGCTTCAACTGTGGTCATCATTTCACATTCTCCTAATATTATCTTCATCAACTACAATTTGACCTCTCGCGTTTTTACGAGGAGGGTCGGGCATTATAATATCGTGCGTAGAGCCGTGTTTCTCAAAAGCAAAGAAATCTGGAACTTCTGGTGCTATTGGCTGAGGCTTTTTCTTACGATTACTCTTAGTCTTTTTTACAACATCTTTAGTTACTTCTGCGGGTTCGTTATCTACAACCGAAGAAGCAGTTTTAACTATATCTGGTTCTTCTCGTTTTGTCAACCCTAAAAACGTCATATTTGCTGCAATTATCAAAAGAATTGCCAGTGGGTCAAAAACAAAGATAAGAATGATAATCATCATACGAACGGCCTTGTCGATAGTGGCATTATCGCCACTACCATAGAATAGTTCCGCTACATATTTGATTGGTCCTACTTCCGCTTCGAGTTTGAGGTTCTCTGTTTTGAGCGGTATGAGATTAGTCTCAATAGTCTGAATGTCTGTAGTCGCACCCTCAATTTCCTTATTAAGAGCCGTGCGTTCCCTCTTCTGTCTATTTCTAATGAAATTAGCATCGAGGATGTTCTCGCCAGAAGCGAGTCGGTCCAAAGTATCCAAAGATGTTTGTGCATTCTTTAGTCTCCTTTCTGCCGCAGTCTTCTGACTTTCTAGTTGTGCTATTTGTAACTGCGCTGAACCACCTACAGTGGTGTGTTCAATATGGGCTTTACTTAGATAGCCGAATACACCCATACTGGTGATAAATGACAGAACGACCACTGCTATTGTAAAGTATGTCTTCAATAGCTTATTGGCAATCTTCCAGTTGCGATAGACCCAGCTTGCTGTTACTAATTTAGATAATTCTAAAACCCCTCCCATAGCAGCGATTGCATATGGAGAAGCGGGAAAAATTGCAATCAATCCGAGAATTGAAAAATATCCAGAAACTAATGATATAGAAATTGCAGTGAGAAATAATAAAATTGCGTATGCCATTTATAACCCCATTTTAAATCCTAAATTATTTGCCATCTCTATTATTTTCAATGCTCGGTTGTCATTTGATAGATCGATATCTTTGCCATCATATATTTTATTTGGAGTTGGAATAATATTCCCCCCCGAAATAGAGACAACATCTTCCATTGCAATTACAATATTATTGGTTTTTTTGTGATGTAGTTGATAATGGCGCAATAAATTCAAGATACTCTGATACATATTTTCTTTTATTTTCTTTATCATGGAATCAAATTCGCCAGCATCTATCTCAATAATATCCTCATCTGGCAACCATGCCCATTTATCAGTAATAGTTGCAATAATCAAAGATTTTAATTGTTTAGAAATACTATTTCTATATAAAAAAACTTTATGGTGTTCAAATTCTTCAACTAATTCATGTAATTTATCGTAAGTGTTACTTCTTATTTTTATTGCAAACGGCTGGTTGTTGCTCAATTCTGTTCGTATAAATTTTTCAGGAGCATAACAATAAAAATCTAAATTGCTAGGATGCAATTCGGCAAATTCTACATTATAACCCTGGTTGCGCAAAACACTTCTTAGATATGTAGAGCCAACTCTCGCATCACCGTAGATGAAATAATTTTTATGTTCAAAAATCACCTGGTCTCCAGTCTGGCAACTTTAATTCTTTCAAGTGCGATAGTCGTAGTCGAACATTCCACATGTCATTGATGCATCGGTCATCAAAACGATATTCCCACTGTAGAATATGTTCAACTGCTTTTGCGTGAGATTTGCTGCCATATTCAGCAACAACTTCTTTACGCATTTCGCCTTCATAGTTAGTCACATATGAGGAACTACCGAAATACTTTTCGAATAGTTTATCTGTCTTACATGAATACCCAATATAATATTTGCCGTCGTCGAAGTAAGTGCAATAGACTCTATGCACCTTCTTCGGCAACGGCTTCTTTTTCTTAATAACCATAAGTTCACTCCGAAGTGTGAACTATTTATTCGTCCTCGTCCCAGTCATCCCAGTTGAGGCCGTCTTCTTCCTCAATCTTGGTGCCACAAAAAGGACAGTATTTTATTTTATAGTATTCTGTGTCATTATCATGTGCTACCTCAAATATGGCATCACATGAAAAGCATTCTAGTTCTTCCATTTACGCAGCAACTCCCCAAACATCATCCCATTTACCCGAGAGAGCGCCCTTAGCATAGTCAGTTGCACGATTTTCAAAGAAGTTTGTATGCGTTGGAGCATTGATCATTTCTTCGACCCAAGGTAGTGGATTCTTCTTGACTTTAAAAATACCCTTTAGACCTAGACTAATCAATCTACGGTCACAAATGTAGCGAATATACTTTTTAACATCTGCTTCTGTCAAATCTTGCATCTCGCCCATTGAGAATGAAAGTTCGATAAACTTATCTTCCAATTCTACCATTTTCTCTGCAATAGTATAGATTTTACCCTTGAGTTCGTCGTTCCAGAGTTCTCGGTTTTCTTCTACATATGAACGGAACAACTTAATCATTGACTCGGCATGTTGTGTTTCATCAACAATAGACCAAGTAACAATCTGTCCCATACCCTTCATCTTTCCATGACGGGGAAAGTTTAGAAGCATGATGAAGGATGAGAACAGTTGCATACCCTCAGTGAATGCACTAAATGCGGCGATATTAGTGGCGATAGTTTCGGGCGTTGCGCCCGCATTCGACAGACCTAAGAAATAATCATGCTTTGCTTTCATGGAATCATACTCAAGAAATTCTTGATATGTCGTTTCAGGCATACCCAGAGTTTCAATAAGATGTGAGTAGGCTGCGACATGCAACGCTTCTCTAGCAGCAAAACCCATCAGCATCATACGGATTTCAGGCTGAGGAAAATATGGCAGGTAGTTGTTCACATAACCGCCAGCAACATCGATATCACCCTGTGTAAAGAAACGAAAAATATTAGTGAGAAAGTGCTTCTCACCATCAGTAAGTCTCTTCTTCCAGTCTTGCACATCTTCTACCATTGGCACTTCTGTGTGCAACCAATGTGACTGTTCGTGTTTTAACCATGCATCATATGCCCACGGGTAATTGAATGGTTTAAAATAAGAACGTTCATCCATAAGAGTAATCGAGGTTTTTGTCATTTAATAGCTTTCCTGTGTGACATTTAGTTTAGTCGTAGACATTTGTTTAAATCAATTTTCCACGGCCCATTTGACAAGATCATCATAGCCACCAATATGTTCACCGTTAATCCAGATTTGAGGAACAGTAGTGACATTGGGGAGTTGCGCCGTAATGTCTTCCCACTGGCAGTCTTTTCCAACTACCATTTCAGTATACTGGATGTCCATACCTGCCATAAACTCTTTTGCCTTCACACAATATGGGCAATCTGGTTTCGATACTATCTGTGCAAAAAATTGTGTCATTTCTTATCCTTCGCAGGCTACACAGGTATCGCCGTCGATCATTGCTCGGAAGTCAATCTCTTTGATGACTTCTCTTTCAATGCGCTTCGATACCTTGTCTGCCTTACCGATTTTTTCAGAGCGGCAGTAGTATAGCGTTTTTAACCCTTGTTTCCATGCAAGATAATGTACCGCATGAAGATACTTGATATTGGCATCAGGACGGAAGAAAGTATTGAGGGACTGGGCCTGGTCAATAAACTTCTGTCGGTCAGCGGCATGTTCAATAACCCACCGCTGGTCTATTTCCATCGATGTCTTATATATCTCTTTCGTGATTTGATCCATCCAAGAAAGATGTTGAACAGAACCGTCGTTAGCGATAATAGAAGACCAAACTTCGTCATACCAGCCGTCTTTCTGATTTACGGCTTCAAACTTGATGATTCCATCCAGGTATTTATTCTTATTGAGGAATGAACCCGATAATGTATCTTGACGATATGCATTTGCTCTCCAAGGTTCAATCGATGGAGAAGTATTGCCCATGATGATTGATGAAGACGCATTCGGCGCAATAGCTTGCATGTGGCTGAAACGACGACCAGTACCAGCAGCATCGGGTGCTTCACCGCGCTCCGTACCGAGTTCTAGATTAGCCTCATCTAGCTTCTTCTTGATGAGCTTGAATATCCGCATATTTGTTCCCTTAGCAACCGCGGATTCCCATGCAATACCCTTACGCTGGAGATATGCGTGAAAGCCCAGAGCGCCAATACCGATAGAACGTTCACGCTTGGCTGAGTAGATTGCTCTCGAAACTTGCTTTGGTGCATTGTCAATGAAATACTGTAGAACGTTGTCTAGCATTTCTGCCATGTCCTTCAGGAACAACGGGTCTTTCGACCATGCATCATAGTATTCCAAGTTGACAGAAGACAAGCAACAAACGGCTGTGCGCTTTCTATCAGTAGGAAGAATGATTTCCGAGCAAAGATTTGACTGGTGAATTTTTAGTCCAAGGTCTTTCTGGAACTGAGGCATTGCACGGTTCGAAGTGTCGATGAAGTGAATATATGGTTCACCTGTCATCATTCGAAGTTCGAGAATCTTCTGCCAAAGTTCCTTAGCAGAAACAGTATCACGAATTTCACCAGACTTGGGATCAGTTAGATTCCAACTATCGTCGGCATCACTATCTGCCATGCAACGTTCGATAATTTCCATGAAGTCATCTGTAATGTTGATACCATGGTGCAAGTTGAGCGCCCGCATATTTGGATCGCCCGTCGGCTTGCGCATTTCTAGAAAAAGCCCAACATCAGGGTGAGAAATATCCAGATAAGCAGCATAAGAACCACGGCGAGTGCGACCTTGACGGTAAGCCATACTAGAAGCATCATAAGTGCGAAGATGAGGCATAACGCCAGTAGACTTATCATCTGCGGCGCGAATGCCAAAACCAATACCAACGCCACCCCCAAGCATAGACAGCCAATTGGTTTCTGAAAGATTGTCAACTAGTCCCTCCGCAGTATCGTCAATGAAGTTTAGAAAGCAACTGATTGGCATTCCGCGCTTGGAACGACCAAACGAAAGAATGGGAGTTGCATACGAAAGCCAATGCTTTGACGCATACTCATACAGGCGCTGGGCGTGTTCTGGATTAGAACCGAAAGTTTTAGATACAAAAGCAAATCTATGCTGCGGAGATGTTTCATCATCCCGCATATACGATTCCTGTAGTCGCTGAATACCTAGCTTATCAAACAGGTTGTCGCGTGATAAATCAATTTCAATTCCGAGATAGTTTTCTTTTGCCATTTATAGACCCTGATCTTTCAAAACTTTTTCGATGTTTGGCTTAAAGTAAGTATCTGGCTTTAGAATCTTACCGTCTGCCCGCTTCTTAATCTTTCCGCCCTCGGAAACCTTACTCATATTCGACGCACGGACTTCTTCCCATACAGCATCAAAGTTGATGCCTAGTGTGGTAAACAAACCCTTGACGACCCATACTAGGTCTGCGCCGCCGTCAGCAACATCACCGATGTGGCGACGAAGAAATCCATCACAAAGTTCACGGAATTCCTCGTCAATTAGATCAATATATAGCTTGGCTTGAGCCTCATTATTTTCATTTAGATGTGGAGTAGCACCGATATACTGGTCGGCTGCGGCCATAAACTGTTCGACATCATTTTGATAATTAGCATTCTTCTTAGTCAATGTATAACTCCCATCTTCATTTTCTTCCCAAATTATTGTGTCGCCGGGCTTCCAACCGGTCTCTTCTTCTAGTCCATCCCAAGCGATATAATGTTCGTCTGAAACTGCATCATATTGAACTGTAACTGTTTCTGGCATTTTTCGCTTCCTCTAGAATGTTGAACTTTGGTTCCCAACCATAACTTTTTAGTATGGATATATCTGCATGTGTCTCTTGTCTTTCACCGAAGACTTCTTTTATTGGAACATCACGATATCCATATGCATTGGCAACATCAATTACTGATACTGGATCACCAGAACCAATATCTAACTTACACGAAATTCTCGTGTCTGTCAAGATAATTTTCATTGCCGACACAACATCTTCAACATGTGTCCAGTCTCGCTTGTGGTCTGTCAGATATTCTACTTTGTTGTTTAGCATCATATCATAAAACATATCGGGTCTGGAATCTGGTCCATAAACAGTGTGAAATCTCATGCCCACTGAATATTTCGGGGCTAGTTCTTCCATAGCTTTTTTACTGGTGGCATACGGATTCTTCCACCACTCATATACGGAGGAAGATGATGCATAGACGCAACGGAGATTTAGTCTATTACATTCATCGAAAACTTTCTTCGAACCAGCAACATTTACATCCCAGTATTCTTCTGGATTATCCCAACTCTTTCTAACGCCAGCAAGGGCTGCTAGATGAAGAACTGCAAAATAATATTCGGAGATTTTGAAATCTCTGATATCACCTTGATATGGAATTACTTCAAAATCTTCTGATAGAATACGCACAGCATTTCTGCCAATGAATCCTTCGTGTCCGGTAACTAGAATGCGCATTATTTTCCACCCGACTTTTTTGGGTCAAAATTTTGGAGCGAAAAAAATTGGGTCTCCCGGTTTTGAAAAAGTTTCCAGATTTTGGTCAAGGTAGTTTTCTCTCGAACTCAGCCCGTGCTGCCATACTATCAAGTGCCGCCTTTACATCAGGGAAGTGGTGACTGATAATATCCCAGCACTGTTCTGCAACGATGCGGTGTTCTTTCTGAGTTGCCTTATCCATACGGAGTTCGCAGTAGTGAACCCACGAGCGAAGAGAACCGGACATAATCATCACAGATTCAGTATTGCCTTCCGGAAGCACTGCACGAGCCTGTTCCTTAGCGATACCATTACGAATAGCCCATTCATACGCCTCGGTAGCAGATTCAATATTATATTGCTGAATCATATTCCATTCTTCGGCCAGTCGGTTTTCGTCGGGTCCCAACTCGACCGAGTTTTGCCTGTTCTTGGCATCCTGTAAACGTGCTTCTCGCTTGACAAATCCAAGGTCTTTAGTCGGGTCTGCATATCTCTGCGAAAATTCTTGGAAGGAAAAAGATCGATGGCGAAGGATTTGACGAGCGATATCACGAGTCGTTTTAATTTCCATTGATACATGAATCATCTCCAAAGGTGACCAATGTTTGTTCTTGATAAGATATTGAACTAACTTTGGTGCTGTTGTGGTGTTGTTTTGATTACTGGGATTAGATACTCTTGCTGCCCATGCAACCAGTTCATTAGCAGTATTACATTCTGTATAAGCACTCGGTTTTGTAAGACCGACTAGATTTACTTCACTCATTAAAATAGGTCCTTCGATTAATAGCCCAATATTTCGTATTCTTTTTTAAGAAATTCTAAACAGAAATTTCTTTCTTCGGGAGATATATCTATGTGAATAGGATTTACATTCTCCCTAGGCAATTCAAAATTTTCAATTTCTAGATACTCACCTAGAGAGGATAAATCTTCTAGTTTGAATACTCTTATGTTCCCAGTAACAGAATTTTCTATCCATGATAACTGCGAATCATAAAAGTTAGACAGAAAAGGTCTAGTGTAATGCTCTCTCATTCTTTGACAGAAATTTGAGAATGTGCCAAATTTACTAGGATTATTTCCATATTTAAACACACTGATTAGTCTATTCAGAGGCTCCCTAACTATCACAAATTCTTTATAGTCTCCTGGCAAACTTACAAATTTTTTTGCGTGTGTTTGGTTGATATTAATAGGGTCAAAATTTTGTTTTAATACCATAACAGGTTCAGAATGCTCGGCCAGAGCAAGTCTAATAGAAGTACCAGCAGTTTTAGGTATATGAAAAAACATAAACCTCTTGCTATGAGAAAGTAACATTATTCTACACTGAATTCCTTGACGGTCTGGAACTGTGCCTTGCTTACGAAACCAATACCCAATAGAGTATCTACGCGATCGGTTGCGTCGGCATAATCTGCATATCTACCATCATCGAACCACCACCAGCGGTCAAGACCAAGAAACCAGCGAGGCTCTCGACGGTATTCAACCAACCACATATCGTCTGTTCGATGAATACGCAATTTTGTAATCTTAATATGGCGTATCTCTACACCATATTCATTAGCGACAAGTTCGCTCATATCTTCCTCCACATGGCGTATCTCGCCTTTGCTGCCAGTCCTTGAAAAGTATTATCATTTATAATACTATGGATTTCACCAGAAGTCAACCCATTTTCAATCATCTCATTAATATCTTTACCGGGAACACTGTCTGGCCAGATTACCATCTTATATCCCATCTCTATATACTTATTCATCAACTTACCGACTTCTCGGTTTTTAGGTTGATTATCAAAAATAATTGTTATTTTTTCTTTTTGTATCGGGAGTTGGTCGATTTTTCCGAATGATGTTCCAGCACAAGCAATAGAATTGTCCAGAAAAAGGGAGTCAAGGGGCCCTTCGACAACAAGAATTTCTTTGCTAGGATCGACCTGATCCAAACCAAAAATAGAAGGCGCATCTTCATCTACCTTAACATTAATATAACGTAGCGACTCGCCTCTGATTCCGCGAAGGCTAACAACAAGGAGTTTACCAGAGCCATCAAAAAAAGGAATCGCGAGCCGCGGCTCGGTGGTAATGATGGAGTCTTTGTATTTAGCATTAAGTTGTATGATGTCTTTAACATTAGGTATGAAATACAACCGACTAAAAGCATCGCGAGGGATTTTGCGGTCAGTAACATAATGAATTACCTCATGGTCGTCTGGTAGTGTGTCAAGTCGATCCATAATCTGGTCGATGAGTTTAGGGTCTGGCTTCTTAGTGAATACCGGTGGTGAAAAATCTAGAACGTCTTGAATTTTCTTGTGTGACTTTGCAGGTCCAACCTTAGCAGTGTCAGCATATCGCTGGATTACATACTGCTTGTATTGATTGTCATCAAACTGCTTTAGAAACGCGCCGAACCCCATAGATACACCACAGTTATGGCACTTGTAGTTCAAGTCGTTCTTACCCAAAAAGAAATAACCTCTGGCTTTTCTCTTGTTACGCGAGGAGTCACCGCAGATGGGACACCTGCAGTTCCATAGGTCATTAGATTTTTTCTTGAAGTTCTCCAAGCGATACGAAATGGCATGGAGAAACTGAATATCAATATATGCGCTCATAGATTTCACTATACACCATTAGCTGGTGCAAGTCAACCCTTTTAGAAGAACTTCATCACCATTGGTAGAATTTTTGTGATGATAGCACCAATAACTATGCCGCCACCTATCATGACATACTTGGTTTTTTCCAATTTGTCAATACGTTCTTTGTGTTTTTCTTCTTCTTTTTCTACCGACCTTTTAAGATCGCCGATAGCACTGAGAAGTTTATCTTCGGTGTTTTGAATTTTTGCTTCAAGTTCCCGAGTGGTGGTAGTGATACGCGAATGTAACTCGGCGTTACTTGCCTTGGTTTCGTTGCGATGCACCTCTAAACTCTGATAGATATCTTCGTTGACATTTTCTTGCGCCTCGAGTTTAGTGTCATGTACCGCCAGCATTTTGTTGATACAGTTGGAGACATCGCCAATCTTTTCAATCGCCACATCAAGGCGACCGAATACGACCTGAACTTGCTTCAAGTCATTTTCCAGAATGGCGACTTTGGTCTCCAACGTATCCATTACTTAGCCTTTGGCTTACGTCCGCGTGTCTTTTTAACTACTTCTTTAACTTCTTTGACTTTTGCTTCTGCCTTATCTACAGCGGCAGTAACCTCTGCGATGTCAATCTTACCATCTTTGTTAGCATCAACAAACCCGAAGAGTTTCTTTAGTGCGGCTTTGATTTGATTAAGCATATTTATTATCCCCAGTTTGCGAATTGTTTTGTTTTCTTAATACGGTCATCAAGGCCATGCGTACCACCGTTTACGCGGCGAGTAATCTGACCAATCACAGCATCGGTTACACCCTTATCTGCAATAGCAAACAGTCCGTTCTTATTGAAGAACCATAGAGCGGATTCAAAAGCAAGTTCGGTTGCAACGATATCTGGATTTGTTAGAACGTCTGGACGGCCGATTGACTGAGAGAATGCAGTGTAGTTATCCTTACCAGTCAACTGAATTGGACCACGACCGCGAAACTTATACCCGTCACCTGATGATTCTGGACCGTTACCCATACGATTAGCATAGACCTTGTTCGCAATCTTTTCAGGCTTACGAGCATATCCAGCCGTCGAGGCGATCGTAGGGAAATACTTCTTGAAGATGCCATTAAGACCCTTGTCAGAGTAGTTTAGATTTTCTGAGAATACCTTGAAGTTACCCGACTCATGAGCGCACTGTCCGAAGAAGTGAGCTGCTTGTGAAGTTGATAGCTTGAAGTATTCCTTAGCACCCTTGAATGTGCCAGGGCCCCACTTACCATCTGCTGGTAAACCACACTTAGTTTGTAGTGCAGCCATTGGTCCAAGTCCAGCGGTTGATGTCGCCTGAACGGCAGCTTTAGCAACTTGCGCGACTGCTTCAACTACAGGTGCACCAGCTTCTTTAGTTGTGCGCGGGTCGAAGTCAGCAACAGGTGTATACTTTGTGCCACCAGCTTTAGACTTAGAAGCAATCAAACGTTGACGGCGATTGCCACCAGCCTTCTTGATCGATGCGTGAACCCAACCAGAGTTCTTATCACCAGCCGAATAGAATTCTAGGATGACTTGGTCAAATTCTAGATTGTCTGCAACCCAGTCAGCAACGGTCTTGTTGTCAACACCCTTAACTTCGAAGTCAATTGCTTGTCCGTTAACGTGTTGTGAAGTAGCAGAACCACCAACTGCCTTATTGACAAGTGGCGCACGGTAAGAAGAGTTGATGGTAACTGGACCAAACTTCTCTCTTACTGGCTCAAGAATCTTCTCACAACAGTAGCGCATATTTTCAATATGCTCGGCTGTAGGTGTGTTAGGAATGCCAAGACGCTTTGCGGTTGGCGAGACAATCATCTCTGCTAGGGTAAAATGTTCTGTTAGCTGTGTCATTAGAATGGTCCGTGGTCTTCATCTGAATCTTTATACTTGTCAATTGCTGCCATCAGTTTGATTTCGGTGTCAGCTTCAATTGATTCCGCTTGGGCATTGGTAACATGCGCTTCTGCTAGTGCTTTATGGTCAGTCTTACCTAGCTCTTGAACTTTGACATTAGGATCAAGTTCTGAAACTTTCATGCCCATCATCGTAGCAAACGCGCCGACGAAAGCACCAACAATGGTCGAGAATGCTGGACCAATGATTTTAAAGATTTCGTTGTTATCGATTGTCTCATTAGGAACAAAAAGGCCAATCATCATAGTCACAACAACTGACATCATAATGATGCCAAGAATAGCCGCAGCCATCTTCATGATGGTAAGTTGAATCTTACCCTTCTCAATTTCTAGTTCTTGAAGGGTATCAATTTCTTTACCCACCGAGAAAAAATTTAACAAACTCATTGCGCATTCCTTCTTATAATTTTCTTCTTCTTTTTATAATTCTTTTGGGCTTTCTTGGAGACACCCGGTTCAGCCTGATTAGGAATATTTGGATTGTTTATACCAATACCAGCAACAGCACCTCCACCGACACCCATCTCTTCAACAAACTGTCTGAATGATAGAGTTCTGTTCTCTAACTCTTCGGCTAGAGCAATAGCTTCTGGTTCTTGGTGTGCCATGTAGAATAGTTCCTCTAATATATCTTCATCATATTCTACACCCTCTTTTACCAGCGCAACCGCTGCGGCAAAAGAAAGAAAGTTTTTACTTTCTACTGGTACCATATGAATAATTCTTTTCAATCTAAAAACTAACCGATGGAGATAAGTGTATGCTTCTCTCTCAACATCTGTATTAAGTTTTGAAATTGGTTTAATTTCTTTACCGGTCTTGTCGATAATGCCCAGACGATATGCATCCGTTCTGTCGAACGGAGTAGTTAGCATCCATAGGACGCGCATTGTAATAGCATTATCGATCAACTTAGACATCTATTTTCCTTAATGCCGAGGCAACTTGTAAGTCTAAAACCACATCTGGTATATCATCTACAGTCATTCTATTTAGATATACAAGAAAAGTT